TCAGAACTTATAAATCAGGTGGTCATCGTAGCTCGAATTGCGGTTGATGGTGCTGCTCACTGTCAGGGTTTGGCTGCCTGCAAAACGCTCCCAACCGGGCAGGCGCAGCTCGGCTACAAGGTCGAGATAGGCGGGCAGCTCGCTGCGTGTGCTCGAAAAGAATATGAATGGCGGCCTTACCATTGCCATCAGGCGCAGGAACTCGACCATGCCGAAGTAGGCTGCCTTACGGTAGTTTCCCTGCTGGGTGCATACGTAGGGCGGGTCGAGCACCAATAAGGTGCGCGGGTTGCTAATATGCTGCGGTAGCAACTCACAGTAGGATTGGCTGACTATCTCCACGCCTTGCAGGTAGCCTTGTGCCTCGGGATAGTCGCTGAGGCTGATGCAGTTGTACATGGTTTTGCGGCATAGCTCGTCCAAGTCGGCGGCGGTGTTGCCGCTGAATAGCAACCATGAAACCAAGCAGTCGAGGTCGATATAGCCGCCGAAGCTGCGGATGGTGGCCACGATGGCAGCCTTAATTGCTGGCGGTACCAGTTTGCTGCGTGGAACTGGTGCCAGCAGCCCGGCAAGCTGGCGGCGCAAACGGTTGATGTCGGGAATGTGTTGTAGGCGCTCGCTGTAGCCGTCGTAGTCATTATAGATAACGCGGGCGGCTGGTTTGCACTGTTTGGCGGTGTGCGACAGCAGGCCACTGCCGCCGAAGGCGTCTACGATTGTCCAATCCTCTCCGTCGCCGGGGATATGCTCATTTAATACCTGTTTAAACAGCTTTAAAAAGTTACGTTTCTGCCCGGTAAAAGGCAGCGGTGCTTTGCGTACATCAGAGTGTCTCCGTGGGCGCTCGGCGGCACTCCGTGGTAGGCACTCGATGGTGCTCATTGGTTGTTAATGGGCTTTGAACTCGTTGAGATGCTTGCAGCGCGGGCATTTGACCGCCAAGCGGTAAGTGCCTGCGGCGTTGCCCAGCTTTTTGTTGCACAACCGGCAACGCAGCTCGCGATAAATCATGGTGCAGAATCCTTGCAAAAACTGGTAGAATCCGCCCGCCCTCGAGGGTGGCGGCCTTGGGTCATGCAGGCTATCTCTGCGTGGCTGTTGTGTGCGGGTGTCCAACCACCCGTACACATCGCCGTCCTACTCCGCCCTTCCGGGCGGTTTTTTGTTGCGCGTTTCAGGCAGCCTGAAACGTATCGGCAGTCTATCTTTCCCTATCCTGCAAGGTGTTTGGCGCGGGTTCAGTACCAAAACAAATCCGCCTGAACGGAACACCCCGTCAGGCGGATTTTTTTGGAAATTACCGATTGACACAAAGTGTAACCAAGCAAACGGCGGCCTACAGCACAATATCGGTTACGCGGTGAGACGGTGCCTCACCCAAAATACGGCCGCTCTTGGCATCGTAAAACACCTTTTTGCCCACGGTGGCGCTGCCGGTGAGCACCACGTCGGCACCGCCTTGGGTGGTGGCGGCATAGCTGCCGCCGCCGCGCTCGCCGGTGATGGTGGCAATGCCGGTTTCCTGTCTGCCGAACAGGGTTTCAAACGTGCTTTTCAGGTTCATTTTTCAGGTAGCCTTATTTATCCAAATAACGGTCGATTGTGAGGGTCTGCCACAGGGTAATCGCGCCGTTGCTGTCACGCGATACCTCCAAATCCACGCCCTGCACCACACCGCGCCAGCGGCCTGTGGGCTCGTTGAATTGCCAAATCTGCCCCAGTTTGGCGCGCGGCAGGCTGTACTCGTCGGAGAGCGGCAGTTTGACGGTCTCGGTCTTGTGTGTGCCGCTGTCGCTCAAGGCGGCCGTGCCGGCGGCTCGGCACACGGGCAGGTCGGTGTAGAGCGGGTGGATGAGCGAGGGGGCTTCGGCGCTGCGGTCGGCATTATTGCGGTACACGTCGGCACCCACGCCGTTGGCATGGTCTGCCCAAACCAGCACCCGCTCGTAGCGCGGCTGGATGCGCTTTTGCCCGCTGACGGAAACAATCACGCTGTCGGGTACGGTTACATCGGCCACCGGCACGTCCAGCTGCCAGGCGGGGGTTTTCCAGCGGGGGCGCAGGGAGAGCTGGGCGCGGCTGGGATGGCTCTCGACAAAACCGCCGGCGGCGGAGGCGATGTCGCGCAATACGTCCATCGGGGTTTTGTCGCCAATAGAATAACTACCGCCCGGTATCAGCCAATCCGGAATATCCCAAAAGGTCAGGGTGTAGGGCAGGAATTGCAGCTGCTCGGTGGCCAGCTGGCGGGCATACAGGCGGCTCTGCACCACGCCGCTCTTGGTTTTGGCGTAGTCGGCGGCCAGGCGGGCGGTCACGCTGCGGCCGCTGACGGTATAGGTACGGCAGCCGAACTCGCGGTTGTCGCTGTAATCCTCGGCCATAAAGGCAAACGGCTCGCCGTTGATGGTCAGCGTGATAATGGCCTCTTTGCCGCGCTCGCGCTCGTCCATTTTCAGGGCAGTGAAATCATCGGGGTACAGGGTCACGCTGCCCTGCCAGCAGAAGCTGCCGGTGTCGGTGCGCAGGCGGGCGGAGAGGGCTTGGATGGGCTTGCCGTCTGCCTCGGCGGTTACTTGGATCTGCATAACGTATCCTGTCAGGATGGGGATGGACGAGGTATAGCCGCAGGCAAAAGGCAGCGGCAGCATCGTAGGATGGTGGCGCACATGGCGGCGCAGGAAATTGAGCTGCAGCTTGTCGCCGGGCGGTACGGGGCCGCAGGCACGCGGCAGGCGCGGCGTGGGCGGCGGGTCGGGCAGCGGCTGCGGGTAAAACTGGCCGGGCGGGCGGCGTGCCGGAGTGGTGGGGAAATAGCGGCACATCTCCTGCGCACGCGGCAGGCCGTACAGCTTGGTGCAGGCTGCCTGAAGGCGGGCGGGCTGGTGATGGACGTAGCGGCAGCCGTAGCGCGGGCGGGCGGCGGGAATCACCACCGGACTGCACCACACCAAGGGCAGCGAGATACCGAACGGCACACTGCGGCAATGCGCCAGCCGTTGCGGGGCGCTGCTGCGGTTTGCACCGCAACCGGCCAGCACCGGGGCTTGGCTGATGCCGACACGGCGGCAGGCCTGCAGGCCGCGCAGGGTCTCGACCGACAGGGACAGGCAGGACACCACGCCGGAGAGCGTGCCGTAGCGGGCGGAATACGGCAGGGCGACACCATGCGGCCGCCCCTGCCAGCGCAGGCAATGTGCCTCGTCGGCCACGGCATCGGTGTGCCAGCGCCAATCGGCGGCCACCGGCACACGGCGTGTTTTGGGATCGTCCGGTTTGGGCGGCGGGGTAGGCCCGGGTGACAATGTGCCGAGCTTGCGCACGAAGGCCAGCGGCAGCTTGTCACCCGGCTGCGCTTTGATTGCCAGATTAAACGGCAACGGCAGCGTGGCGGAGGTGTGTTTGTCGGTCATTTGCTCGGATTAGGGTGAGGGGGCGCTGTCGGCTGGTTTAACCCAATCCCATGCCACCGGCTCCCAGCGTGCCTCATGGTCTACCGCCATCACGATGTAGTCGAGTTTGGGGTCGAGATGCGAGAGCAGATAGGTGCCGTCCTCTTTTGACCAGGTATCGCGTACCAGCCGGAAATTGTCGCGGCGCAGGCACAGCACACGACGCGAAGCCGGGCGGCCGTCCACGGTAACGATGCCGCCGGCGGTACCGGCAAAGTAACCGGTGCCGCCGTTGACGGTATCTTTAAACAACTGGCCGGACGGGATGATTAGGCGCAGCGGCTGCGGATGACGCGGCGGGGAATAAATCCGCAGTCCGGACGGGATTAACAGATTCATATCAGGCGCGCCAAGCGGTAGTGTTGATGAGCATGATATTACCGGAGTCGTTATTTACATCGGATATACCACAGTTGATAAAGTGGTCATCACTGCCGACAAAATTACCCATATCAGTCCATTCCTCTACCGCACTTAAATCATTGGCACACCAATAACACCCGGGCAGCAATCCTCGTAAGGGGATTTTAGAATCCCCGTTGCCTATCCTTTCGTTAAGGTAGCATTCGCTAATGGACAAACCGTTGGTAATTAGATCCGGGAAATCCTGCCTCTGAAAAGTAGCACACAGCGAGCTCATGATTGCGGCAACGCCCATGGCCAACCCGTTAAACGATTTGGCCAACGTAAAGAAAGTGCTCCCGGTAGAGCCATTCGCACCTAAAACCCGGGGAGCCATATAGCTGCTGTTAGACATCTGGAGGCTGGTACCGTCGCTGGTATAAAACATGGCACAATTGCCGGTATCACCCGCAGCCAGGCTGGGAAAATCGCCGAACCAAAGAAGTCGCGACTTGACAGAACCTTTGACTAGTAAGGCAAAAGCCCTACCGTGTCCGATCAACATCCAGCGGTTACTGCTTAACGGGCTGCGCCAATATTGGAATCTCTTACTGGTGTCCGCGATTACTTTTTTCGCCTGATCCAAACCAACCGGCTCAACCAGCATGGCCGGATCGGCATAACTGGTGCCGGTATTTTTGATTTGTAATGCCGTATTGCTCGCTTTGGGGTCTTTACTACGGAATACGGCCGAGGTCGTGTCTTCGTATTTCATTTCCCAGCCCAATGAGGCCTGACTGCCGTAGCCCTCAACCAGGCAGGCCTTGAGTACGGTTTTCAGGCTGCCGGCAGCATTGGTCAGCTGCGGCGCATTGGTATCGGTACTGCGGTACACGCTCACCGGTTTAAGCTCGGTTTGAATCATGGTTAAACTCCTGTTAAATACTGGTTAAATCAAATATCGACGGTGTTGCCGCGCAGGCAGCCGGTGAAGCCGTCCTTGTTTTTTTGTGCAGTAGGCGACGGCTGTACGGCACGCAATATCCAAATCGGCCACGGCGTGCCGAAAGTGTTGAAGCGCACACAGTTGCCGGCCATCCAGCCGCCACCGAAGGCAAATTTGGGCAGGGTAAAATACGGTTTGCCGGTGGCGGGGTTGGCGGGGGCGAGGTCGTTGAGGGTGTCGCCCTGCAATACCAAGCCCAAATGCTCGCCGTACAATTTAAACTGGCTGTCGCTGTCGAACAGGATGAGCCAGCGCTCGGTAATCGCGCCCGCGCTCACCAGCTTAATCGGGTAGTCCTTGACGTTGAGTTTGGCCAGAATCGGGTCGCTGTCTGCCCTGTCCAACCATTTCCTACCCCACGACTGCATAGCGAACGGCGCGGTATGGCGTACGAGCAGGTCGCCGGCCACCAAGGCGGAAGACACATAAGTGCCCTCTTTGGGGTAGGCTCGGGCTACCTGAAACTGCAACTTGAGGCGACCTGAAATATCCACATTGACCACGCGGTTTTCTTCCTCTTGCGCGGTGTGGGCGGTGAGCGGCATGGTGTGGCCGCTCAAATCCAGCGGGTCGGCCCATGTCAGTTTGCCCTGGCGCAGGTCGATGTCGTACTTACCCGCATCCACATGTACCCCGGCGGCATCCACCACGCTGGCGCGATCGATGTCGGCACGGCCAAGCGATACGGTTTGGCCGGCGGAATGCGCACTACCCAAATCATGGCTGCGCTTGTTGCCGATCACAATCATGTCGCCGCGCCTAAAAATCGGCACTTTGCCGTCCGGCGGCAGGCGTACCGCATCGATACCGATGATGCTGCTGTCCAACGGGATATAGGACTGCGATACCACGTTAAAGCGCAGGCTTTCGGGGGCGAACACCTCGGCGCACGCCACCCGGAAAAACCCGGTCTCGGTGTCGATGTGGCCGGTAATCTCGCCGGTGATGCTCTCGTCGGCCTGTGAAGTGCCGGTGCGGGTGTGGCCGGCAGCCTCGGCGTACACGGTAAAGCTCTGCGGTTTGACCGGGGCGGCGGGGGTGCGGCCGTAATACTGCTTGAGCCGCATATCGGCCAGGCTGTACACACCCGCCTCAATAACCACATCGCCGGAAGCGCCGGCATCCTTAAATACCAACTCGCCGCTTAAGGCATCCAAATAACCTACCGCCTCGCCGTTGCCGGTTTTGGGGTCGATGTTTTTGTACAGGGTGCCGTCGCGCTCGATTAAGCGGGTGCTGCCCAGGCGGAATACCCATGAGTTGAGCAGGCATTGGCGCGGCCACGGCTTGTTTTGCAGCACATTGGCTGCCTGGCTGTTGTTGGACAAGGTCAGGGTCAGACGCCGGGTGGCCGCACCGGCGGCGATGTAGGACACGGTGGCGGCAGAAACCGATGCGCTGTATTTGCGCTGCGGCCCGCCGTCGTCCACTACGCTGATACTGATGGGTGTGGCCTTGTTGTCGATTTGGTGGTCTTGGTAGCGGATATGCCGTGCATCGCGTGCCAGCGCGGCCAGTGGAATGCTAAACGTACCGGAAACGTAGTTGATGGTAGCGCCGGGCAGCTTTTTGCCGTAGAGCACCAAGCCGCCGTTACCGTCATCGGAGATAGCGTGGGCGTAGGCACGGCGGCTGGAATGGGTGCGCGTACCACGGCGGGCGGACTGGCCGAAGCCGTTTACTGCCGACCAGTCCCAATAAGACTTGCTCTCGCTCTCGGAAAACGTGGCGGTTACCTCAATCAGCACCGTGCCGGCCTGACAGGGGCCGATGGTACCGCCGACCAAATCGGCATTGGTGGTGAGCGCCATCTGCTTGACCGTACGCTGCTCGGTGTAAACATCGGCGGTTACGCTGTAGGCGGCATTGGGGGCGTTTTGCAGGGTGATGATGCCCTGCGCATAATCCACCGCGCCCTGCACGTCGCCGCTCAACGCGCCATTGCTGTCGGTAGCGCTCTTACTGCCGTTATGGCTCCAACCCAGGCGCAGGGTGCCGGGCTTGATGTTTTGCAGGCTGTTGTCGGTGAGGCGGCTGGTGGGCTGCATCGGCGGCAGGGTAACGGTGTTGCCGGGTTCCTGCCCGTCAATAGCTTTAAAAGCATCCAAGGGCGACCAGGCAACTACAATTTTGCTATCCACATCAGGCTGCGCAGGCAGCGAAATCAACACCGAACCGCTGCGCTCGACACGACCGCGCACAGTGCCGTCGGCATCGCGCAGCACATAATCGCCGCTATCGGTCAGGGTGTACCAGTTGCCGCCGCTGATAAAGGACACGGCAGTCGCGCCGGGGGCGGGTTTGGGACGCAGCAATGGCGCCCACTCCGTACCCTGATTGGTGTCGTCCACGTTGATGATGGCGGTATAGTTGGCCGCACTGTAGCGGGCGGCAGGTACGGCCAGCACCTCCAAATCAAAGCCGCTGGCGGCGCGGATCACGCCTTTTTCGTAGTCCACCGCCAACACGTCGCCGCTGTTGTCTTTTTTCAGGTGGCCTTGGCCGTCGTCGGTGTAACCGGGCAGCTCGACCGTGCCTGGCTGTACGGATGACTCCAGATAGATGTCGCCGCTGTAGCTGCCGGCAATCTGCGCCATACGGCGGCGCGGGGCGGTCGGAATCCACACCCCCGCCCCGGTGGGGAATTGGTCGGCAAAGGCGGTCTCGATGATGGAGGTCGGTACCAGCTTTTCGTAAATCTGGTCGACCTGAATCATGCCGGATTGGGCGGTAATCGGTGCGGCCAGCGGGCGCACGCCGTAATAGCTGGCGGTATCGGCCACCTGCGTTTCCAGCAACTGGGATGGCGGGTTGGCGTAGGTGGGCGAAGGATAGGCCACGCCAGGGAAGTCGTGTACCAGCGCGTCGGAAATCTCCATTTTGACCACGCGGCGTTGGAACTCTTTGCCCTCGGGGGTCTCGAAGGTACGCACCTCGTGCTGCACGTCCATCACGCGCATATATTGCTGGGCGGTGGCGGATTTGAGGCAGTAGCGCTGGCCGACCACGGGCAGGGTCTGCTCGGGACGTTGGTAGGCCTGCACTATGCGGCTGCCGCGCAGCTGGTTGCCCATCAGGGTCATCGGGCTCTCAATCGTCGGCACGCTGTAGGCCTCGATACGCGGCATGATTTCCTGCCGCTCCTCGCCGTAATGCCCGGCTCGGGCGCACAGATAGGAGACGTTGTCGGCCTTCGGCGGCTGCGAAATGATGAAATGCGCGCCGTACAAGGGCTCGGCATCGTTGCGCAACACACCGGGGTAAATCAGGCGCGCATCCACGCTGCCTAAAGTACGGTCGACATCGGATACGGGCGAAAACAGCTCGTTATCCGCGCCGGTGAGCGGCGTGCCGCGCATCAGGCCGCCGCCGTCCGGGGTGTCGGTCAGGCGTTCGGACGGGTAAATTTTGAGGTCTTGCTGGGTGAGGCGGGTAGTCTGCGGCATGGCATGATTTCGGGATGGTTTTCAGGTAGCCTGAATGATAAAAAACACCCCTAGAAGGGGTGTCGGTAAGCGGTTCAGCACGCAATTTAACCCGGGTTTAAATCAGGGTTAAACCGTCATCAGCAGGATGCCGAAGGTGTAGCGGTCGTCCTCGGCCTCGGGGGTGGCGTAATGCACCGGCTCTACCTGGCCGAATACCTTGTCGTGCAGCCGGAAAATCACGTTAAACGTGCGGCCGTCATAATGATGCAGGGTCAGCTGCAGGCCAGGGACGTCCGACCACTCGCGCAGGGTGCGTAGGGTGGTGAGCCCGTGCCATACCCACTCCCCCTCTAAGCTGATGGGTCGGCCGGCCAGTTTGAGCCCCTGCTGCACCAGCACCGCGCCGCCCAGGCTGTACACGGGCGCGGTCTGCGCCACCGCCGACCACTCGAACTCATCCGTCCAGCGCATATCCTGCGGCAGCTCTACCGCCGCACCGTTATCTTGGCGTACTAATTTCCACGTACTCATTTATTGGCTCCTTTTGATTTCGTCCTGCAGCTGTTGCAACAGGGTTTTTATGGCTTTATCCACCAGCACGTCGTCGCGGCCGCGCAGGGCATCGGCCAGCTGCCGTGCCGCTTCCTGCGTACCGTCGAGCGACACGCGGGCTTCGCCGATCTGTAACACCTGCTGCTGTACCGGTGCGGCAGGCGCGGCTTTGGCCTCTTCTTTGGCCGCCGCCTCTTCGGCCTTGCGGATGCGCTCGGCCTCGGCCTGTTGCTGTTTGGCCTGATACAGGCGCTCCTGCAGCTCTACCGCCTGATGGTATTCGGCCACCGCCTTGCTGTTTTGCGCGCGCTCGGCCTCCGCCAGTTTGAGGTTGAGCTCGCGTAATTTGTTTTCCTGTTCCAGTTCGGCCTTTTTGGAGGTGTCGCCGGAGAGTTCGGCCAGCTCGGCTTCGAGCGCGGCACGGGTGGATGCTGCCTCGTCCTGCAAAGCCTGTATCTTGTCGCGCGCCTTGTCGATGGCGCTGTTGAGCCCGGACAGGGTGGTGTTGTCCAGTTTGGCAAATTCGCCGGCGGCATGGCCGGTGGCCACCGACAAATCCTCCAAGGTAACCGTGCCCGCCTCGACCTTGGCGTTGAGCTGTTCGGTCATCGCCTTGGCACCACGCAGCGACTGCTCGTAATCTTTGATCATGGCAATGCGCTGCCGCCATGCGGCATTGGCACCGACAAACGGCTGGATGGCCGCGCCGCGTACCTCTTTGAGCGCATCGCGCAGCTTCTGCGCCGATTCGGCGGTGTGCAGGTTGGCGGATAGGATGTCAAAAGTAACCGCCTTGTAGGTTTTAAGGCCGCCTGAAGCCTGTTGTGCCGCTTGGGCGGTGCTGCTCATGGCCTCGGACTGTTGTTTGGCCGCAGCGGCGCTGCGGTTGATGGCCGAGGTTTGGCGGTTGGCAGACGACTCCACCGTCTGCGCCAGCTGAAGCGAAGTCTTGCCGGTGTTGTCCATCTCCAAGCGGTAGCCGTAGAGGGCGGCATTGCTGCGCACCCAAGCCGCCATCTGCGCATCGCCGGAAGCCAGCGCGGCATCGGCGGCGCGTTTGAAGGCGTTGTTGAGCGTTTCGGTGCTGGCTTGGCCGCTGGCCTTGGCCGTCTCAAAGGCAGACTGCATATTGCGCGCGGCCAGTGTGAGCGACTCCTTGGTTTGGATACCCAAGCGCTTAAAGGCAGCAGTTACGGGGTCAACCGTACCTTTGAGCTCCTGCAAACGCAGGTCGGCATCGATGATGCCCTGTTCGACCTCCTGCATGGAGAGCCGCCCCTCTTGGCCGAGTCGGGCGAACTGCTGCTTGACCGCCTGCAAGTCGGCTTCGTTAGCAGCAGTCTTGAGCATACCGGCCATCGCCTGGCGCACCAGTGAGGCGGCATTGATGCCGCTCTCCTGCATCTCCTGCCAGCCGCCGCGCAGTTTGTCCAAATTGCCGAGCATCGACTGCATGGCCGGGGTCGGCTCGCTCATGGCGGCACGCAAATCCAAACCCAAGCCGCTGGCCGCGCCTTTGGCATCGGCTAAGGCTTTGGATACTTGGCCGACATCCTGTGCGGTGGTTTGCGCGGCCAAACCGGCATCGCGCAGCGGTGCGGTGATTTTGGCAGCCACTTCGGTTTCGCCGCCGATATTGACAAAGGCTTTTAGCCATTCGTCTTCCGCCTTCTGCGCGGCCGCGGCGGCTGCCCCGGCGGCACGGTTGGCTTCCTGCGCCTGTTTGGTTGCCATCTGCTCGGCAGCGGTGCCGATGGCGGCATTAGCCTTATCCTGCGCCGAGCGCGCATCCTCTGCGGCTTTGATGGCGGCATCAGCGGCAGATTGGTAGGCTGCCCGTGCCTCTTGCTCCAGCCGCTGATAGCGGTCTTGCTCGGTTTCCGCACCCTTGCGGATGGCTTCGGCGGTCTTGGACTCGAACTCCATCGCCGCCTGTTCGGCTGCGGCATAGTGTTTTTCGGCGGCGGCGGTCATCTCTTCGGCGGCGCGTTTGTACTGTTCGGACACGTCGCCGGTGGTGATTTTGGACAGAGCCTCACTGATTAAGGCCGCCCCTTGAATTGCCGCCCCCGCCATCAGGTCGATACCGATGCCGATGCCGCTGATGCCGTCGCGCAGGATACCCAAGGCGATATTGACGCTGTTGATGAGGCCGCGGATAAAGTCGAAATCCTCGGCACTGCCGCCGGCCAAGGTGGCAATGCCGCCGCCGATGCCGTTGATGACGTCCAGTACGCTGTCGAACAGCTCGTACACCGCCACCGCGCCCTCTTTGATGGCCTCATAGGCGGAAACAAAGGTGTCTTTCAGGCCGCCGGATACGGTGGCGTCCATGCCGTTGATGCGCTCTTCGAGCCAATCCAGCATCCCGCCGATATCCTGCAACACCGAAATCGCCGCTTCGGCCACGCCGCCCTCGCCGAAGCCATTGAGCAGCTCGGCAAAGCGGTTTTTAAGCAGGTTGATTTGGCCGTTGAGCGTTTCCACATTGCGGGCGGCATCAGCGGCAAACGCCTGCTCCAAGGCCGCGCCGAATTTGGGCAGGAACTCTTCGGCACTGATGCCGGATTCGACCATTTTTTCCAGCTCGGCAGTGGTAACGCCCATTGATTTGGCGGCAATCGCCATTGCCGGAGAGAGCCGCTCGCCCAACTGGCCGCGCAGCTCTTCCATGCTGACTTTGCCCTTACCGGCGATTTGCGACAAGGCAAGGAACACGCCGTTGGCTTCGTCTGCTGATAAGTTCATGGCGGCGACGGCATTGGCCACGCCGCTGAAAATCTGCTGGGTTTGCGCATGGCTGATGTTGAGGTCTTTGGTGGCGGCGGCCAGCTGGGCGTAGCCGTTGGCGGCGCTGACCATATCCAAGCCCAGGCGCTCGACCACGCCGCGCACAAAGTCCAGCTGTTTGCCGCCCTCTTCGGCACCGCCGAAAGCGTAGTCCAGGCGCTTGCGGATTTGCTGGAACTCTTGGGTCTTATCCAAAATCGCCTGCACGCCCTCTTTGACTGCGTACAACCCGCCACCAACCCCGGCGGCGGCCAGCCCGGCCGTGCCCAGGCTTTTGAGCGAGGAGGCAATCGGACTCATTTTGCCGGGCACACCGTCCAGCTCGGCCTTGAGTTCGCGCAGCCGGGCCTTGTACAGCTCGGTGGCGCGGGCGAGCTGCCGCTTCGTCAGGGTGCCGCTGCTGCGCAGGGTGCGGTAGGCGGTGGTGGTGGCGGCAATCTCGCGGCGTACCCGGTCATCCACATCCAATCCCAGCCGTACGCGGGCGGCAGCCGTTGCCTTGAGGCGCTGCGCCTCGACGGTTAATCCGTGCAGTTTGGCTTCGGTGACTTTGGCAGCCTCACCCAAGCGCGCCTGCTCTTGGTGCAGGTTACGGGTTGGCAGCTCGGCGGCGCGCATCTCGTTGCGCACCCGTTGCAAACTCTGCTGCAACTCCGATTGTTTATCCTTGAGCCGCGCGGCCTTTTGCGTGGCCGCATCAAACTGGCGGCGTAATGCGGCCGACGGGTCCGCCTGCATCCGCTGCGCCAGCGTGTTGATGTTTGCCTGCGTGGCGGCCAGCTCGTCAGCCAAACCGCGCGATTCGGTTTTGAGCTCGCGGAAACGGGCAATCAATGCCTGTTGCGCCGCCACCCGCTGCCACGCCTCGCCCAAAGATTTACTCTGTTCGCGCAGCTGGGCGGTATCGCCGCCCATCGCTTCGATTTCATCGGCCAGCCGGCGCAGGGTTTCCGCACCTTCCACGCCAGCCTTGATTTTTAAGCCTGCTTCGATCTGTTTTGCCATTTTTTGCTCGCACTTGTCGCCATGATGGCGCAGTATGGGTTTCAGGTAGCCTACGGGTGGCGGTAAGCGCTTCAGCACCTATGGCGCCCGTAAAAAAAGGCGGCCGGGAAGGCCGCCGAAGTCTCGTAGTTTGCAGAGGTAGGGATAGAGGTTAGTTAAATTCGCTGTAGCTGTAGGAGGATGGATAGCCGGCCACCAGCACCGTGTTGCCGGAAAAACTGGCGCTGTTAAAGTCGTCGGCAAACCAATCCAGCTCGGAATCGGAGGCAATCACGGCAGACGGGATGTGCAGCTTGCCCTCTTTGCCGTTGACGCGGTTGGTAGTATCCACGAGGATTTCCAAATCCCAGTCGCTCACCTTGTCGGCATCAATGTGGAAACCGCCACCCGCCTTAGTGGTGTGGGTAATTTTGACCTCTTCGCCGTCCTGCACGGTGGTGCAAGACTCTTTGACCAGTACCAGGCCGATATTGGCGTTGAGTTCGTAGTCGACTTCGTCCACCTTGGTGCCGGCGGCGTTTTTGACAATAACCTTGGTCGGGTCGAGGTTGGCATGGCCGAGGCTGATCCAAATGCCTTTTTTGGTAACAGTGACCGGCTGGTCGGTGGTTTTGACCGCGGAGGCATCCACTACGCTGTCGGCACCCATCAGCACCATCGCCAGATTGGTCTTGTCGAACGTATCCAGGGTAAAGGACACGGTGGTCGGTTTTTTGATGGTGATGGTATCCAGCGCCTGGCCGTAGCTGCCTTTCTGCTTGCTGGTACGGGTTTTCTTTTCGCTCTCGGTCTTGAGTTTGAGGGCGGTAACGTTGCCGATGGGCAAAAAGCCGGTATCGGGCAGGCGGCGGTTGCGCGCCATCACGGTGCCTTCGACAATCAGGCCGTCGTCTTGTAAACGGGACATTTATTGCTCCTTTAAACGTGGGTTAAACGGGGGTTAATCGGCCTTGGCGCGCAGCACCACGGGCACGGTAAAGCTGATCGGGAAAAACACAAACTTGTCGTTGTACTCGATAGCGGGCGAAGCGGTACGCTGAAACGGCCCGGCCACATATTCGCGCCCGGCATCCCAGCCCTGAAACGCCTGCTGGATAGCGGCCAGTGTTTGCCCGGCCTCATACAGGATGGGTTTTTCGCCCGGGTTATGGCGGCACAAGACAAAAGTAAAGTACAGAGTTTCCTTTATCATGCGCCCGCCGCCGGCGGTACCGTCGGGGCTGTTGCCGCCGAATACCACATACACCGCGCCGTCCACCGCAGCCGCCATGCGGCGCTTGTCGGCAGTATTGAGCAGGTGGTTGAGGTCGCCCACCTCGCGTACCGACTTCACGCCGGGTACGGTTTTCATGCGCTCCAATATGTGCGGGTACACCGCCAGCAGGTTGCTGTGCATTGGCAAATCGGCCATTACGCCTCCTCAATCAGGCCGTTGAGCCAATCGGCCAACAGCTCGTCAATATCGCGGTAGTCCTTATCGGACAAACCCAAAAACGGGCGGGCTTCCATACGCTGCGTACCTTCCTGCAGCCAGCGGGCGTAGAGCATGACCGAGCCGATAATCACGCTGTCGGCCGCCGCCTCGTGGGTGATGCTCTTGAGCAGGTTGCCACGGTCTACCAAAATGCCGCCGCGCGTTTTGCCGCTGCGGCTGGTTTTGGCGGCGATAGTTCGGGCAGACAGGGGCTTCCAAGGGTCGCCTTCCGGCGTAGTTTTTTCCTCGGCGATACGGCGGCGGGTGCTGCCCTCCACCAAACCGCCGATGGACGACATGACCGGGGTTAAATCCTGCAACCGTCCCGCCAGCCGGGTCAGCTGCTTGGCTAAGGGCGGCAGGTCGGTTTGGATTATCATCTGCATCTAGGTGCAATCTCCCAGTTGTCTTCTGGCACGTTGGGACGGACGGCACAAGCCGATGGCTTGGCATCGGCCACCACTGCATCAGGGTCGAGCAGGCGTGGATTGCGTACCACATCACGCAACCAGGCAATCGCCTGCTTGTAGCGGTCTAAAACCACCTGTGTTTCGCCGTTGTCGTGCAGGTAGTAGCGGGCGATGTCGCACACTTTGATCACCAGCACCTTGGGCGGCGAGGGCAGCACCAGCCCGGCGGCTTGGATGTAGGCCGCCGTTTCGGCTTCGGCGTCTTCGATGGCGCGGTTGAGCACCTCGTCATCGATAACGCCCCTGCCTTCACGGTCGGTCAAAACCACCAATTCGCCCTCGCCGAAGCGGTCGATGAGGTCTTGTCGGGTAATGATGCTGCTCATTTTTCAGGTAGCCTGTTTTGGTTAAAATACTGTTCCACTTAACAACACAAAGGAAATATCATGAAAAAATCCGATGCCGACGCACTGGCCCTGCGCATGTTGCTTATCCAAATCCAAAACAACAAGGTTGCCCCCCTGTATCCACATACGCTGGAGGATGTAGCGCGATGGTCGGAGCGGCTCCAGCAGTTCGGGGATGACGACATCAATCTCGACCTAATAATTCATCCATATAAATCATCGTAGCCACAGCTTCGTCGATTTGCTCCCGGGTGAGTACCATCCCCCGGCTCAAGGCATCCGCCATCGCACGGCGGATGTCTTGTTTTTGGTAATGGCTTAGGCCTTTGGCTTTATCGGCAAAATCTTTCATGTTTTCCTCCGGCCGGGGCGACTGCCCCGGCAACAGGTTAAACGGTCAGTGTAGCCACCAGCTCGGGGCGCAATACCAGCGGCAGCGGGTTGGATTGGGCGCGCAGGCTCCAGCCCAAATCGTGGCGCAGTTTCTCGCGGGTGGCGTAGTACGGCAGAGCCTTGGTGTTTACGGTCTCATTCATATCGCCAGGCGCGAAGAACTCGGCATAGAGCTTGTTGCCCACCGGCAGCAGGATGGCCTCTTCCGGTTTGATTTTGGCTGCCTTATTGCCAAAGTCGCCGGTGTAGTGGATAAACTTGATGCCGTTGTGTTCGAACTCGATGGGGTTGATGCCGTTGCCTTCGCGATAGGCGGCGCCGTCGCGGTAACGCTCGTACATGTGCTTGATGGATTCGTGATACTTCAGGGCGGCCAAGAAATCGATACCGCACAAAGCCACCCAACCCGTCACATAGGCACCCTTGAGTTTGGCGCGCTGCTCGGCCAGCGTTTTGTCGATAACTGCGCCTACTTCGGTGGTATTGGTATCCAAAGCCCAGTCGTAGGTTTTACGGGTCAGGCCGAACTCGTTGTAGATGTTGTACAGCTCGCTGCCGTCGGCATCCAAAATCTTGCCGCACAAGGCACCCAGCATCAGGTGTTCGCGGGTCATTTCGAGGTTGTTTTTGGCATCGGCCAGCTTGTCGGTTACCTTTTCTTGCACGGTTTCCGCCTGCGTACCGCCGAAAGCGCGTACGTTTTGCACGTCGTCGGCGCGCACCACGTCGTTTACCGGCAGGTGCGGAATGCGGAATGTGCGGACGGTACGGGTTTTATCGGACACCGGCGCACCGGCTACGCCGCGCTCTTTGCTCTGCACCAGTTGCAATACGCCATTGCGGTTTTCCACATCCACATAGGTGGTGGTGAGGTATTGCGGGGTAAAAATGCCTAAATCGCGGATTTGGGTGGGTACCGGCTCAATAGTATTGACGGCTTGAGTCAGCGCTTTGATGCCGAACTTGCTGTTATCGGACAATGGCATGGGATATTCCTTTGCTTAATGGATAGTGGGGCGCAGGCGGCGGATACAGCGCCGCCGTGCGCATTTCAGGCAGCCTTTTCAGGTAGCCTTATTTAGCCGGAGTGCCTTGGTAGACGATGCCGTAGGGGTCGCCGTCTTTCTGCAGGCCTTCGAGGTTGCCGCCGGTGGAGGCTGCGGCATTGACATCGGTCTCTTTGACCAGAGTCAGGTCAATTACGCAGTTATGCGGCTGCACCTGCACTTTGCCGTCCTCTTCGTTGGTCAATGCCAACAGTTTCTTGCCGCGCAACGGATAATCGACGAAGGTGCCCATCTTGGTGCCTTTGGTGGCGGGTACACTCGCGCGGGTCATCGGGGTAGCTTCGTATTTCAGGAAAGAGCCGGTAACCGGGCCCAGGGTTTGCGGATTGGTTTTTTCAGACATATTGGCCTCCAAAAGAGCCTTTGCTGGTGGCGACGGACAGTTTCACGCCGTCGGGGGCGTCCTGCTCGGCAGGCGGCTTGGTATCCGACAACAGCGCGGCAGGCGGGGTTTGCTTGCCTTCGGCCTGTGGCGAATGCAGATCGGCCACCATTGCGGCCAAATCATCGTCACCGGCAGACAGCAGCGCGGTATAGGTGGCGGCGGATACACCTACGAAGCCCTCACCGTCCGCTTTTTCGGCAAAGCCGGCGGCGGACAACTTGGCGTTTACCTGCGCCTTACGTTTGGACTTTTTCAAATCGGCGTTTTCCTGTTTCAGGGTTTCGACTTCCTGTTTGAGGTCGTCGAACGCCTTTTGCTCTTCAGCATTCATGCTCAACTCCTGGGGTTGGTTGGGGGTGTAATCAAAAGGCTTGCCGTTGCTCAAAGCCACGGCGGATGTGTTGCCGTCCACACCGACGGGCGTAAACGACACTTCGCGGATGGTGCAGTCACGCATAATCAGCGCGGGCCCGGCCACCTCGTGTCCGTTGACCGACAGCTTGGCACCGGCGGCCAGCTCCTCGTAGCGGGCGGCCTGCACGTACGCGGACATTTCCCACGGGAATTCGCGGTCGGAGGCATCGGCCACCATGTTGCCGTACTCGTTGTCCAGCAGCTCGCCTTCTGCAATCAGGCCTTCGGCGGTCACGCTTAAGGTGCAGACACCGGCCACCATGTGGCCGTTGTGCTCCACCAGCACGGCGGTTTTGGGTTTGTAGGTCAGGTTGGCGAAATCAACCGCCATCTGATAAGAGCCGTTGCCAAATGCACGGCCGGAGTTGGCCACACCCTTAAAGCGGCGCGGCTGGTCTTCGGTCGGCTGCAAAAACTCGGTATCGATGCCGGCGGATAATTTGATAGTGAGTGGGGTTTTGGTATCCATTGCCGCATTGTGCCTGCGCACATGGGCAGGGGCGGCTTGCCACGGTTCAGTGACTAAAAATTTAGGCTAAAAATAACAAAACCGCCAAAAACGCGATTTAAAGCGTTTTGACGGCTTAGGGTAGGCTAGGGTATAGGCGGCGCGTTTGTCGCAATCCTAGGTCGGTTAATGGTCGGTTAATGGCGATTTTGGAGATTGAGTCTCAGACTGAGAATACGGTTTGAGCGAAATGAGTGGGATCGTGAGAGAGAACCGGATGGTTCAGAGATGACAAACCCGCCAGTTGCAGGCGGGCTTGAATTGGTATTTTAAGCAGCTTCGTCTTCTGTGCTTGTGCCGCTTGCTTCGGCGGCTCTCATAGCACGAAATTTTTCACCAATTGTCGGCTGCCCTTCTTTTAGGCGCAAATAGCGCTCATTGATTTCAGCCTGCTCGCGGGAATATTCTTCCCAATTACGCAGGGCTTCCGCAACCATGGCGTCTTTGCGGATATAAGACGGCTCGTGGTATGACATGACAGTTATCCTAAACTAAGTTGCATTACTTTGCTCTCATTATGCACTGTTCCTTCCACCTCTTCAATAGTAATGCGGTGGGTATTACCCTGTTTTGTATGTTCTACTACACGATACACCGCTTGGCGAGGCAGTAACACCTCAACTTCCTGCTTGCCGAATTGAGATAAGGCGCTGATATCTACACCGCTGCGTCCTCGGATGGTCAGCACCACATCTTCGCTGCCAGATAACATACGGCCGTCACGGCTTGAGCTGGTAAAGTTGCTATAACGCACCAAATTGCCAGTTCGATGTGCCTGCAAAAATGCTTCTGCATCCGGCATCCCACTCCTAAACAGACGGCGTATGGTCGTTCCTTGATACGTTGGCGCACGACTCAAGAATTGATCTAGAGCACGCACCAGTTGTAGGCTGCCTGCATCCAATTTCGATAAATCGCCCTTGCTGGCAATCAATTTCGGGTTAATGGCACGATAACCTTCATTGGTCGTATAGATAAAGGCTGCCTGTTTATCAGCAATATCTGCCTCTCCGAAATCAGCTTTGCGTAGGAAAGGCATTTTTTCTTTCCACGCCTTCTGCGTTATATCGGACTGTATGATTATCCTGCCTAGATCTTTTATCTCATCCGCTTTAAGCTTGGTGAGCTGTTTTGCTGAAATAGGATTGATTTGGACGCCTGCCTTCGTATATTCAAGAAGGTAATGCTGCCCATCCTGTTCCACCCATTCAACCGACCCGGCCTTCCCGACCGGCAACACGCCGATTTGGTGCCCGCGCCCGGCATATTGGTACACAAAGCCCTGCGGATCGGGCAGCCCGGCATCGGATAACACGGCCAGTGGCGGGGGAGCACCAAGGAAATTAGGGCGTTCCAACCGTTCGGCCACATGGTCATCAGCAGCCTCAATCAGTTTTGCTAAGGCGGCATTGCCGTGTTTATCCGCCATCAGCGCCTGTAGTGCGCCCAAGCGGTCGCCGTGGTTATGCGCGAAGCTGGGCGTGATGTCTGCAGGGATCAGTACCGTTTGCCCGGTGCGCGGGTTGGTAAACTCAACCATATCCACATCCGGCTCACCGCTGATACCTTCGCGCTCGGCCTGTTTGCGGGAGAGCTGGCTTACGCTGCACTGGCAGCCGTAGCCGTTGGGCGGGAAAATCTGCTTCCATATCGGGTGCTCCACCGGCAGCACCAAGCCGTAGTAGCGGCGGTGGCTGTCGCGCGGCTGCCCGGCAGCGCTCTTGTTGTAGCGCAAATAAGGCAAGGCCTTTTTGTTGCTTTGGATACGCGCCCATTGCCCGGCAGCAAACGCGGTGGCCATATTCGTCTGAAAAATCACGCGCAGGCGGCGGGTACTACCCAATTGCACGAGTTTCGGCACTCCGTCCACGGGGTCGGTCATCACTTGCTCGCCCCACCAGCCGCGGCTCATCAAATAGGGTTTTAAACGCTGTTTAAACACCTCGAACGATGTGCCGTTGCGCTGAGCGGTTTCAACGGCATCCTTGACTTCGGCGAGCATGTCGGCATCCATCATCTTGGCCACGGTAAACGCCACCGCGTGCTGGTACAGCCACACATCGTAGTGGCTGAAGCCGGGCAGCAGTTTTTTGCTGCGCAGGAACTCCAAGGCGGCGCGGTCAATTAAGCCCGTCGGGTTAAATACCGGGTCACTCATCGGCCACTCCCATACGGCTGTCTGCGCCGTCGCTCCACGAGCGCACGCCGTCGGCCACCAGCCGCTGGATGAGCAGGTTGTCGGCTTCATCCAAATCCAAGCCGGACAGGCGCTCCTCAAACGCGGCGTAATCCTTGCTCTCGGCCAAGGCGGATAGGATGGCATCAACTTTGGGACGCATGATGGTGTGCTCCACAGTATCAGGCGCAGGCAGCTGCGACGCACTTAGGCGCACAGCCAGTTTGGCACCAGCAGGCTGGCCGATTTGCGGTGCAGGGTCGACCAGCTCGAAATGCCCGGGCTCGAAACCCAAGATATCCTTGTAGTAATCCTCGGTCAGGCGCAGGCGGCCACTGTCTAAATACTGCTTGTCGCGCTCGGCGCGCTGTACATCTACCTGCACCTGCCGATTAAATTCAAACCACACGCCTTTCGGTGCGTTAATGGTTTTGCCGTACACGGCATTGACCATAACCAGCGCGTCCACCAGATGCTGCGCCGCCTGCTCGAGCAGGCCGAGATAAGAGTCGATGCGGTCGCCGCGCGCCTTCTCTTCGGTTTCCTGGGCGGCGCGGCTGCCGGTTTCGAGGTCGGCAGTGCGCACCTTGCCCAGCAGCACTTTCTGGATGCGGGCATTGGCAAGGTTTTCTAAGCGTTTGAAGGCTTGGCCGTCGGCGCTGTTTTGCAGCATCTCCACGCTGTCTTCGCGGTCTACCGACATCGCGCCGCCGGAAAGCATGGTGAACAGCTTGTCGGTAAAGCCCCGATGGCGGTCGTTGCTGCCGTCGGCATTAATTTTGCCAACCAGATAAGGCTGGGCGTAGCGCTTGATAAACTGTGCGGCGTACACAAAACCACGGCTGCGCAGCGATACGGCGGGATAGAGCCTTGCCGCCGCCATCTCGCCTGCGGGGTTGCGCGTGGTGGCGCGGTTGGTCAGCAGCAAATGCAGTACACGGGTGTCTACCAGCTCGTCGCCGCTGTCGCCTTTGTACAGCAACGTGCCGTCATAACGCGGGGTATATCTGTCCAGTTCATCGCCCTTGTTGCTCACCCGGTCAATGCTTAAAAAGCCGTCTTCTTCACGCAGATACACATAACGCGCCACACCGTAGCCGCTTAATTTGGCTGTCAGTACCACCTCGGCCAACACCGGAAGATAGCGGCGCACGACGCGCCACAGGCGGTCGCGATCTCCGTCGGACAAACCCTCGCCATATATCCTCCACGGCCGCGCCAGCATGGCGGCACGCAAGTCTTCGCAACAGGCCTCCACCTCGTCATCGGAGATAACCGCCTGCAAGGCCTGCTGGCGGCTGATGCCCAACCGGGCCAGCAGCTGGCTGTTGCTCTCGCAGCTGGCGATCAGCTCGTCCAGGCCGCCTTCGGTGGCGTCGGTCAGGACTTTTACCGTGGTTTTGATGCGTTGTGATTTAATCAGGCTAAACACAGCCCCTCCCTTCGTTTGGCAGCCGCCACGTCAGGCGGGCGGCGTTGTATTCGATTTCTCCGGCGGCCAACATGGCTTCCAAGGTGGCGCGCACCGCCGAATAGCGCTCCAAGCTGTAGCCCAGCCCGTGACAAATCAGCATGGCGGTACACTCTTTGCGGTAGAGCATGTGTTGCAGGATTTTGTCGCGCAGCAGCTGATCCATAACATCCTCCTACCATCCGTCCGCCCAAGACTCATCGCCTAATTGCGGCAGGTAGATGACCCGAGCCGAATTGCTGCGGTTGCCGGTGGTGGCCACCATCCACAGCATATGCAGCGCATCGGGGCCGTCATCGTGTTCGGCATCGGGGAAATGGCGTAGCTGCTCAATCAGCTCGCGCTGTTCCTGCCGAAACTTAATCAGGCCGTTGGCCATGTGCGGCTGCAGGCTCTCGATACGCAGCGTTTTGTCGCTGTTGGGCTTGATACCGCGCGCGGGCACGGTGTAGCCGGCACGGGCGGAGCGTTTGACCAACTCGTCCTTGAAAAACTCTTGGAATTGCACGGTTTCCACCGCCCACACTTGGCAGTGGTATTCTTTTTGCAGGGCAATCACCTGCTCGATAATCAGGTCGGGCACACGGCGGCGGATATTGGCTACCTGCACAAACAATGTGCCGGTGCTCTGCTGGTACGCACCGACCAAGATGGCCGACGGGTCGCGGCTGCGGCTGCTCTTACCCAAAGACGGGTCGACCGCGCCGTAGTACACCACGTCCGGCGGCAAGTCTTTGTCCAGGTAGTAGCAGTGGTCGACCAAGTCGGCAAAGGGCGAATCCTCGCCGCTGGCCGGGTCGTTTTGATATTCGCAGGCAAATGCCTGGCTGCCGATTTTGGCGCGCTCGATCATCAAATCGAGGATGCCGCGTGCCGCCCACGAGGTCTGCGCTCCGGCCTCCATCTCGGCCTGATGGGCTCGGTAAAATGCCATCGCCTCATCGCGGCCGTGGGTTTTCCAGCGGATTTCCCACTCTTCCCATAAATCCATGCGCTCCGGCCACGTTTTGATGGCCTTAAAGATTCGACCGTGCCAAAACTTGTTGCGCAGGGTCTGTGCCAGCACGCTGTCGTAATGCAGGATGGTGCCGATGTAGATGATGTCGTACTTCTTGCCCACCCCGCCTAACGGGGTGATGGTTTTTTGCAGCCAAGACAGCAGCTTCTTACGCTGCTCGGGGTTTTGCACCTGTTCGTCGTTCTCGATATCGTCCAAAATACACAGATCGGGGCGGTAGGGGCCATGGCGCATACCGCGCAAGCGTTTGCCGCTACCGGCCACCTGTACTTTGACGTTGTTGGCGGTAATAGCCGTACCGGCCTGCCACACCCGCCCCTGCCCGGCGGCCACTGGGAAATCGGTAGCGATGCGCGGGTTAAACTCCAGCTCGGCCTTAATGGTCTCCAACATCGGATAAGACTGGTCGATGCTGTCCATCACGATAACGGCAAATTTGGTCTGCCCGGTAACGATGCGCCACAAGGTATAGAGCTGGGTCACGATGGTAGATTTGGCTTCGCCACGCGGCGCGGCAACAGCCTCCGCGCAACGCTCCGGGTTGGCTGCCACCGCAGGCAGCAGCTCGAACAGGTATTCGTGTAGCTCGGATTTGGTTTTGTGCTGGATGTAGTGCGGGAAATAATGGGTGACAAAATACTCAAAACCGCTCTTCGGATCAGACACCGCCTTGCGGCGCGCCAAAATGTCTTCTGTCTTGGTCGAAAAGCCGTCCACCTCCGCTTCAATCATGCGGCGCAGCTGGGCGGCGTATTCGGCCAACTCCTTGTAAAAGTCCTTGGCCTTCATGTTAAATTGCGGTTTCATCATCTATTCCCGTCAGGCAAAACGCCGCTCTAGTTCGGGGGCAAACTCTTCAATCAGCTCGATAAAATCCATCGCCACTGCCGGGCGTTTTTCGCGCACAAAGTCGCCGAAGGCGCGCACGGTTTCCATCGCCACCGCCAGCCGGTTGGTTTCGGGCAATACCTTGGTGCTGGCGGCAACTGCCTTGTTAAAGGCATCGGCCAGTTTGGTTAGCGTCTCTACTTTGCTCTCGGGAGTCTTATCCTCGTTGAGGTTGATTTCTTCGACTACCTTTTGATATTGCAGCAGCAGCCCGGTAAAGATGGCGCGGCTCACTTCCTCCGCGCCGCCGGATGCCATCACGTGGGCGGCCTTGACCTTGTCCCAATCGTCGCCCTTGGCTTTGTCGGCCTGCTTCCATTTGCGCGCAGTGGCCACAGGCACGTCGGCCTGCAGCGCGGCCAGTTCCAAACTCAACTGGTCGAACACATACAGGCGGCGTACCTTGTCGCGGGTTTCTTGGGGTCTGGCCATAGCTTAAATTCCGAATTTAGCGCGTAGGAATTGGATGGTGACGGCGGTAATGCCGCCGGATACGGCACCGGTTACCGCCGACGTGCGGCGGCAATCGCGGTGGATGTCATCCATGCGGCGGTTCATTTCTTCCTGCATTTGGATGGTGCGTTCCTGTTTGGCGCTGATTTCTTCCAGTTTCGCCAACACCGGGTCTTGGTAGGGGTGGGTCATTTGTCGGCCTTTCGGTCCAGTTTGTCGTTGACCTCTTTGAGGTCGCTTTTGATTTCGCGCAGTAATTCCAACACTTCGCCCTTGTGTTCGCGGGCTTCGAGCTTGGTTTGATAGGCTTTTTCCACCTCGTGCAGTCGTTCGCGCAGGGTGTGGTTTTCCGCCTGGACGGCATCAAACTTGCCGTCCACCTTGCCGATGTAGCGCCACAACACCGTCATCACGATGCCGATGGCGCCCTGGAATACATAATCGATGGTTAAAAAATTAGCGGCCATCATCGTCTCCATCAAATACCACGCAGCAATCGATGCCCTCATCGGTGCGGCTGCTCACATGCAGGCACGGTTGCTTGTCCTGCACATCAAATTCCACGTCTCCGCATTCGGCCAGCGCGGCCTTGACCGCCTGATACTGCTCTTTGAGCGGGATGCGACAGAACACAGTAAACACTACGCCGAAATTAGGCGTCATCCCCATACGATAGTCCCAGCTGCCGGCCGACAACTTACGCTCCACCGCCAGTACAAACGGCTCCTGCTCACGGGCACGGGCAAGCCGCATCTCCATACCGGCGTGGCACACCGCCAAGCGGTGTTGCACCAATTCGCGGTATCTACTCACGATGCACCCCTTGTCCGTTGCGGTACCACTGCTGCCAGCCGGCGGCCTGCGCATCGCGCTTACCGCACCAGGCACCGTAATCGGCGGCGTGGTTGAGCAGGGCTTCCGGACTACCTGAAGCGGGCGGCGCGGGGCGTTCGTAATCCGCCAACAGTTCCGCCGGAGCGGGCGGCAGGGTCGGCCGCTCCACTACCTTAATCGGCGCTGTAGCCGAGGGCTTGGCGGTAGAGCCGCAGGCCGTCAGCGCCAAGGCCGCTATGGCAGCTGCCAGTGCTTTTTTGGTCGCGTGCAATCGCATGGGGTATCTCCTGTTTGATATGGGTGGTTTTGGTATCTAGTCGGCGGTTGGCTTCGGCCAACTTGACCGTTTGTTCTTGGGCATAATCAAACCAGCGTTGTTTTTCAGCGGCCACGGCGGCCAGTTGGGCACTGTAGGCCTGTTCGGCCTTGAGCTGTGCCTCCTTGTACTCGGCCTCCACCTTAGCGGCTTCCGCCACGGCTTTGGTGTCTCGGTTTTGGTAGCCTGCGCGGTAGCTCATGGCAGCCAATGCGAGCAGGGCAAGTATCGGCAGCAGCCGTTTAAACAGGTTGTAACAGCCGGTTAAAAACGGTTTATTCAGCAGCATCTGTATCGGGATCATTTGCTTCCTCTTTTCTGATGGCGGCCACCTGCGGGATGATGGAAAGGCCGCGCTTGCCTAGGGCATAACCGCCAACCACAACCCCGAAGCACCACCACATCCATTCCACCGGCTCGATAGCCGTTAAAAACTTGTAGGTCATGGAGCCGAAGGCCACATTAGCCCAAATCTTGGTGTGGGATGCCTGGCCGGTAGCGGGGTTGGTAAACATACCGGCCAGCCAGTTTTTAATGCCGTTCATCGTTTGGCCTTTCTGCGGTTGCGTACCTTGCGGGCGGCGCGTTTGCCCGCCGCTGTGCCGGTGTGGTGCCAGCGGGCAGGCGGGATGCCGTCAAACTGCACGGCGCGCGGGCGCGGCGGGTTGCATGCGCTGTTGCCGGTAGGCAGACGTGCCATCATCGCCAGCGCAATCAAGGTTTTTTCGACGCCGCTCATGGCTTTGCGGATGCCGCTCATTTCGCCACCTCCGCCAACACTTCAGCCACGGCTTTGGCTACCAGCCATTTTTTATCCTGCCAAACCGCCAGCTCTGTGGGGTTGGAGATAAAAAACAGCTCCAAGATGATGCCGCCGTTGCGCACGTAGCCTAAACGGCTGTGCTGGCCGCTGCCCTCGTCTTTCCAGCCGCCGTCCGTACCGCGGGTGGGGATGCCCATGACATCGGACACCGCTTTGCACAAGCGTTGGCTCAAAGCGCGGTCTTTGGGCTGGGATAAGGCTTCGCATCCGCCTGCCGTCGGTTTCGGGAAAGCATTGCAATGAAACTCCACCGCGGCTTTACTGCCGCTAATCAGCTTGATGGCGGCGGGTAGCGGCAGGTTGCCCTTGCCCTCGCCGTCGGTTTTAACGGCAATGTCTTTTTGGCGCAGGTAGAGCGCCACCATATTGCGCATTTCCTGCGCAATGTCGGCCTCCCTAAACAGGCCGTTTACCGCGCCGGGGTCTTTGTTGCTGTGTCCGGCGGTTACTGTAATCACTGACATATCTATCCTTCTAAAACGGTTAATTGGCAAAGATTTATTAGCGGTCTACAGTATGCTCGGGCACGTCGGCGGGGGTGGCTTGCCCCGCTTCAGTGCGCAAAAAAGCCCGCCGTAAGGCGGGCAAAGTCAGGTGCGTGTCAATCAATCAGGCGGCAAACAGGCTGGCTTGCGCGGTGGATTTAGGCGGGGCGATATCGGTGTTTTTCATGATTTCCCACACGCGACGCTCGGTTAGGCCGTAATCCAAGGCCAGGTTGCGTACCGCCAAATAGGCTTTCATCGGGTAAAGTTCCTGCCCGGTCAGGCGGTCGAAATCGCGGCGGATGGCGCGGTCGCGCATCTCACGGAAGGCATCTTCGCACTTGGGCACGTAAAAACCACGCTCGGCCAGATACATGGTTTCCAACTGCTGCGCCAATTCCTCGGTACCGACGATTTCCACCAGCACGGCATGCAGTTTCTTGCCCGCGCCGCGGCGGTTTTGTCCGACCGGAAAGAAGGTGCCGCCCCAATGGCGCACCAAGTCCCAGGCATTGGAGACACCCACTACCCGCACCACCGCCCAAAATGCCTCGGGGATCAGGTGCTGCACGTCTCTAAAATCGTCTTCGGAAAACTCAATCTGCCTCATGCGCTCCTCCTTTCCGCTTTGAGTTTGTCGGCATAGATTTGCAGGGCGGCCACCAGGCGGCGCATGTGGTCGTTGGTCAGCCACTGCACCCGATCCACCCCAAACATACGCTTGGCCATGCCGTGGGCGTAGTTCCAAGACTTGTCCAGTTCGGCGAGCAATGCGCCGATTTTGCGCATCATCGGATCGGCAGAGCTGCGGCGGTGCGGGTAACGCCCGGCACGGGAGGTGCTGCGAGCTTTGCGCTGCATCTCGTCGGCCACCTTGGCCAGCTCCTGCGGCGACATTTTGGCGCACGAGCGCTTGCCGGTGATGCGCTCCAGCATCATGCGGTAGGCAGCATCGTCCAAGCCCTGCTCGGCCTGCATAATATGGATTTTGGCAATCAGCCTTCTGCGGGTATCTTCTGCCATTTCTGCACTCCTTCAACACTTAATGTCAGTAAGATACACAAATCAGTAAGATGAGCAACAAAAACAACAAAAAACCCCTGCAACTGTGCAGGGGTTTATCGGGGAGGCTCTTATTTACTCGAAAATCCAGCCGTCCACATCGGCCACCACGACCACGGCGTTTTGGTAGCGGATGTCCGCGCCGGTCTCAAAATCGGTATGGCATTCTGGCAGTACGGTGCCGATGTAGGCAGCCTGGCTGCATTTGAGCATGGTCGGCTCCCTGCCGTGTTGTTCGGCAAAGGCGGCATAATCGGCGGCGAGGTGGCGCGGGGTGGTCAAGGTGTGGTCTCCCAAGCAACAAAACAGGGTATAAACGGCAGCGGGATTATCGGCAAAAGCGGGTATATGATACATTTTTCAGCCCGACATGCCGACCCTCTGCCGATATGCTGACCCCCGAACAAGATACCCACCTGCGCCTGCTGTCGCAACGACACGTTGCCCCGGAAGACTACGAGGCGGCCAAAGAGCTGATTGATGCCCGCTATGCGGACGGAACATACCGCACCAGCCGCCAAAAAGGCGAATACGGTAGGGTGCTTAACCTGCTGTGGCGCGGCCCTACCATCAGCGGCCGGTGCTACCTCGAAGAGCTGCGGCAACTAGCCCAACAGTCCGAACAGGCGGCACAACAACGCACCAATAACGAGGCCGAGCATGTGGGCAAAGAACGGTTTTCTGTACAACCACATAGCCTTAAGCCCGTGGAAAAGCCCTGGCATGAACGCCGTACGATCAACTTCGTGGTCATATGCGTAGTAATTTATGTCCTGCAAAAACTCGTGGAACGCTTGCTTTAACTGCCATTTAAATTGAGCTAACCACATGATGCAAGCCTTAAAAAAATAAAAAGAATAGCTCCCTCTAAGCACAAAATCGCAGCTGCTCCGCAACAAAAGCCCAACGAATATCTAGTCATCTGCAAACCTCTACTTACTCCTAGCGCGAAGATACCCCATCCTACCCGCCATCCCCCGCCGCTGTGCCGACAAGCGTTTCAGTGCGCAAAAAAACAGGCTGCCTTTTCAGGTAGCCTGTTTTGCGCTGTGGTCTTAGCCCACCAAGTCCTTTAGCGCCTGTGTCGGGTTAAATTTGACCTTGCGCTTAGCCGGGATTTCTACCGGCTCGCCGGTCTGCGGATTGCGACCAGTACGGGCAGCGGTCTCCACCACTTTAAACGTGCCAAAACCCGGCAAGGTGATTTTGTCGCCATTGACTAGGGCGGAGGCAATGGCACCCTGCACCGCCTTCAGTGCGGCATCGGCATCGGCCTTGGTAAATTCGCCACGCTCGGCGATGTCTTTGATTAAATCCTGTTTATTCATGATTTAAACTCCTCGTTCAAGTTTAGCGTAGATATATTCGGCTTCCGCTTCACTATAGCCTGATTCGGCAGCCCTATCTACAAACAATTGCCAGTTTTCGCTGATAAAGTCGGCAACCAACACTTTTTCTGCTTCATCCAACATAGGTTTAACTCCTGTTTAAAAGCGGCAAACCGTGCCGCGCGGGTTTCGATTTTTCAGGTAGCCTTTAATCCTGCCAACCGCCCAACAATCCGGCCAGCTCGTCCAGCATGGCGGTCAGCGTATTGGCCATGATGACTTGCGAGGCATAAGCCTGTTCGGCGGCTGTGTCTCCGCCTTGAGCCTCCTCGGTCAGTACGTCCAAATAACGGATGTTTTTCAGGGTCAGTTTGTCGGTCAGCACAAAGGCGATGCTCTCGCGCCATACCAAACCCAGCTCGGCCACGCGCTTGCCGCATTTCACATGCTGCACCACCTCTTCGGCGGTTACGTCTTCGCGCTTGATGCGCACCTCGGGAGCCATATCCCCCGCACCGACCAAGGCAACGTAGTCATCCAGCTCAAACAGCCCGTCCGCCTCGCCGTTGTGCAGCCATTCGGTCATCAGCTCGGATGGCGAACGGGTGGCTGTCGTCGTCCAGGCATGCAGCCCACCCAGTGCTTCGCGCAGGCGGCCGAGCAGGGTTTCGGCCTTGTTGCCGGTCTGGTTAACCAGCAGATAACCGTTGGTTAACACGGCTTCGGTGCGGCTGGTTCGGGTAAAGGCGCGTGGCAGCAGCTCGTCGATAATCTGCTCTTTCAAATCCTGCTTTTCTTTGCGGCCAACGGGGCGGTCTTCTTCGACTTCAATGGAGGCCACTCGGCGCGCCAGCTCATCGTTGACCACCGCGCCGGGCAGCACTTTCTCTTCGCGGCGCAGACAAATGCCCAGAGTTTCCCCAGCGCGGAATACCAGCGGTGTAAACGGCTGCGGGTTATCAAAGCCGTCGCAAAACCAGTCCAAGCCCTGCGGCGGGGCGAACTGCATATCGGCCAACGCTTCGGCTAAAACGGCCGCATCCGGGGTTTCAGGTAGCCTGTAGGCTTGGCATTGTTTAAACCACATCTTTTTGCTCCTCGTTATCGGTTAGGTTTTTGTGGCCGTTAATCCAGCCTTCTTGGTAATCCGTTTCACCGACTTTGACTTGTACAGCATGGGCTTTAACTTCTTCCCAATCCATATTGTTGGCCGCCCAGTCTTCGATATAAAACGGATGCTCGGCAAACAGCTGCTCGGTTTTCGCTTTGGCCTGCTCACGGTCTGTTCCATATCTTCCAACATGGTAGGCAATGCGGCTATCGGCAATGATTTGGGTCGGCACACGCCACACCGAAAAATCTGGCATTTCTACCAATAGATATTTCTTCATTTTTTCAAACTCCTACATAGCAAACCAAATTGCGGCACTGATTGCAAACCACGCAGCCGAACCGATAAACAACAAGCGGCCTTTTCGGTAGTATTCGCCAGCTAACTCAAGCTGTCGCCGCGCTTCCAGTAATCTTTCTTGACAAGCATTGAGGACTCTAAGTGTGTTGGCGGATTCTGCCGCTTCCTTCCATGCCACTAACAGGCTTTCCAGGCGGTCTGCGCGGTCATCCATCTCACACCCCCTCCAGCACTTGATCGTGCGGTTCGATGACAAAAAACTCCTTGCCTTGCACCAGTTTGATTCCAGGCACCTGACCATCAGCAAACAGCTCCTGTTCGTTGAGGATGGCCTCTTTGTTTACCTCGCGTTTCACGCGCAAAAAGCGTGAGCGGTCGGGGTCGGCTTCCAGCAGGGCGATAACGGCATCCACGCCGGACACGCTCACTTTGGGCGGGTTCACACGCCATTTCACGGTGCCGGTCACAAAGTCGGCAAACTTAACCTTGCCGCCATCGGTAATGGACAGCCGGTTAGCCTCGCACCACAGCTGCACGCTGTCTTGCAGGGCTTCGATGCGCTCGTTGAGCGGGGCGGCATCGTTGGCGTACTTTTCCTGCAATTCGGCAATGCCGTCGTTCATGGCGGCGGCAAGGCGTTCGCGGTCGCGGGTGAGGTCGCCGATTTCGCGGATATAGGCCACCACGTCGTCTTTGCTCTGTGCAGCCACTTGGGCGGCTTGTTTCAGTCGGGTTTTTTTGGTTTTTACTGCCATTTTTACTTCCTTTCTTCGTCAAAAAACTGGTTTCGATCAATCATCTTTTCGGCCAGCATGGCAAGCGCGTCGGCCAGCCGTTTTTTGTTGCGGGCTATTTCCTCTTCCGTCCACACCTTTTTCGGGGCTTCCAGTTGTGGCGGGGGCGGCACGGGCGGGATACAGGCAATCAGCATTTTCGGGGTCGGCCAGCGGTCTATGTTCGCCCACAGGGTGCCGAATGCCCGCTCGATTCGCTGCGGGTCGCGCTTGTCATCCCAGGCAATCGGCAACGAGTTAAAGGCTGCAATCCATGCCTGATACGTCCCGTCTGCCGCATCGAGCGGCGGATGCCCCGGCAATCGCATCGCAAACATGTGCTGCAGGCCGGACACCAAGGCGTTGTTTACTTCTCTGGTCATCATTTGGATTACCGCTTAAACTTTTCGCCGGCCGCCGCTGCCTTAAGAGTGCTGCTGGGTGCGGCCTGTTGTTGGGCTGGCTGGGCTGGTACAGCAGGGACAGCCTCGACAGGTGTATTGCCTACCCAACCAGCGATAATCTCGTATAGATACCCATGCGATTTGAGTGGCGTTTTCAGGCGGCCGCTGTCGCGGGCAGTCAGCACCTCGTTAAAGGCGTATGTCCAGGCAGCCACCGGGGCGGGATGGACTTGGCCGTTGCGGCGGATTTCGCCCGCCCGGATGTCGGGTATCAGCTCGGACATCAGCGAGTACATGCGAGGCTGGGACAGGTTGGACTTGCCCGGGCGGAATAAGCCGAGGTACTGCACCAGCCCTAGTGTCATCGGCCCGCCAATATTGGCCAGCACCCACATACTCTGCCGTGCCTGCTCATGGGCAATCAGCGCGTCGAGGGAGTTTTCCGCGCCGCAGCACGGGCAACGGGTTTTCATGCTGTCGCCCCTTGCTCGGCGGCCAGCCGGATATAGGCGTCGATGTGTTCGCGCACAACTCGCAAAACGAACTCCCTCTCTTCGGCACTCATGTCGTCCGGGTACCCGCGCAGGATCATCCAATCCAGTCTCCGGCTCTCCAAATCTGCAACTAACTCAATACCATTACCTATATCCGATACCTTTAGGTAGTCTTGATGCCCGTCGCCGCGGCAGGCCACTTTTATCGTTACCCCATCGCAGTCCAACACCACCGTTTCAATCCCCTCGATATCGCGCAATAGGTCGCCAAATTTGATTTTCCGTGTCATTTCCAAACTCCTTTATCCGTTTAAACCTAACTGCTTCCGATCTTCGGCACCGTCCATCGCGTGGTACAGTTGCGCCTCGCGGCCTTTTCTTACTCCGGCAGCCAAATCCTGCTCCCTGCTGGCTTTCGAGCCGCCGTGCACATCGCGCTTTGGGGCTTTCTCCATCTCGCCCAACTGCTGTTTGTAGCGCGCCAACACCTCTTCTTCTGCCGGCTCGGCGGCAAACTCCTGCACTTTCCTTGAGATGGCATACACCCATCCCGTGCAAAATTGGTCGGCGCGGGCGGTCTTGTTACGCGACAGGCGTACCGCTTTAAGCTCGTTTTTGATGTATTCGCGCCGCTCTTTTTTCAGTTGGCGCAGCAGTACCTCGTAAGCGTAGGCGGCCAGCTCCGGCTTGATGCCGATGCCGAAAAACCGTGCTTCGGCCAAACCCCACTGCGTGTACTGGTAACTTTTCACCCCGAACGCCTTGGCACACTGGGAAATCAATATCTGATGCCAAGTCGGCAGTGTTGCAGCGACCGGTACACCTTTTTCGGTTACGGCAGACAGCTCCACATCCATTTCGCTGATGCCGTACTTTTTCATCAGGATTTGTGCCTGTCGGATGGCCTGCGCCGCCTCGTGTTCGTTGGCCGATTCGCCCAGTGCCAGGCATTTCTTGATTTTTTCCAGTACCTTTTGCTTGTCCATTTCAAACCTCTAATTTCTTAAACTTAACCACCCAAACCCACGGGTTTGCATCCCAAGAATCAAAGCCGTTCAGGTAGCACCAGTAGTTGAAAAATTTGTCGATGGGGCAATTCGTCCCCGGGTTGTTATCCGTACCCTCCGCCTGCGCATCCTCCCGGCTGATGGATTTCAGGCGCTCCACCCCGGTGTCGACCACCTCAAGCAGGATGCGACTATGTTTGCGTGGCAGGTGGATGGATGGCTTCCATTTGATGTTGTTTTGTGCGGCATCATCGGCCTTGTAGAGCAGGCTGCCTGTTTCCGGGTGCAGCGCCCATGTTTCACGTACCCACAAGCGGTCGCCTGCTTGGCCGTATGGGCAAGGGATGACGGCGGCGTTTTCAACAGCGGGCGGGCGTACCCCTAAGCGGCGCGCCATTTGGTCGGTCAGCACGGCTGACTGAGGTTTGACGATGCGCCGGGTCTGCGTTTTGCGGTCGGCCAAAATCGCCCGCACCATCGGGCCGCTAAATAAAATCGGACGTTCCTTCATTTCACACCCCTTCCATCGCCAAAAACTTTTCCACAAACCCCACCACTTTCAGCATTTGCCCGCGGCTCAACTGCATCTTCCATAGGCCGTTGCCCTTGTCGATGCTGAAACTACCGTCGCTAAAGCCGCCGATTTTGATGTCGTGCTCGTCGCTGGGCTTCTCGTCGGCATTGGCTGCGGTTAAAACTACGGTATCGTCTTCTTCCAGCTTCGGCTGCGGGGCAGGCTCGGTGGCCATTTCAGCCAATACAACCGTTTGAGGTGTCACAGGTTGCCCGCCGTCCTGATTTTCAGGTAGCCCGCCAACCAGCCGCCATATCCCGTGTCCGGAGCGTTCAATCAGGCCGTCTTCTTTCAGTTTGTTCAATACACTGGTGCCTGCCTGATGGCTGCCGAGCATGGCGTTGATGCTGCGGGTGCTTACATCCTGCCCCGGGCGGCCTTTAAAGTAGCGCAGCACGTTTTCGCGCATCTCTTTTTCACTTTTCCCGGTAGGTTTTTTGTCCGACACTGGCTTGGCAGATGCCAGGCTGTAAACCATCTTGCCGCCTTTGGGGGTGGAGACAACGGCACCGACCCCTTCCAGTTCAACCAGCGCATCGGTCAAGTCCCGGCCGGATACGCCGCTCAACTGGGCGAGCCGCTCAATCCGTAGCGGCGGCTGGCCGTCCATTGCTTGGCAAATCGCCATTTTGTTTTCGAGTTTTTCCTGCTGACCCATGCTTATCTCCTCTGTTTCTTCCGGTAGCCCGTCTGTTTGAGCTGTGTTTGTTGTGCCTGCCTAGCCTTGCGCTGCAATATCCGCTGCTCCGTCAATCGCGCCTTAAATTCCTCGTCGCTCAAGTTGTAGCCGCGTCGTCTAATCGGTCGCCTAATCATGGTTTTGTCCTTTCGTTTTCAGGTAGTCTGTCGGGGGCGGGCTCATACACGATGCCGCGCATCCGCTCTTGGTCGCTCATGCGGCCGTAGGCCGCTTCTTGTTGCGCCGCTTCGCGTTCCACCTGCCTTTGCAGGGCAGCGCTGCGGACGGCAGCTTCCTGCACAGCTGCGGCGCGGGCACTCACGGCCGGCACGGGCTGAGGGGCGCAGGAGGCGGCCAGTCCGCTGTAGGCTATGGCGGCGGCTACAGCAATCAGCCACTGGCGCAGTTTCACTTCCATCACATCTGCAAACATTTTTAAAATCCTTTAATTACAATCACTTATCAAAAACGTAAGGCAAAAAAATTATTGTGCCTTCAAAGCCTTAGCCTCGTTTTCGCACTCCCGGCACACGTCCGACCAGCTGTCCGCCCGCTCCTTGTGTCGCTCCCTGCCGCTGCTGATGTAGCGGTAATTGCGCAGGTACTTGAGGCGGCGGCAGACGCGGCAGGTTTTGAGCCGTTGCCATCTGCGGGTAGCCATATCAGCTCCTGATCAGCACCGTCTCCACCCGTTCCAGCAGGGCTTCATCCAGCGGCAGAATGCTGCCGTCGTCGCCGGTGTTCAGGTAGCGCATGCGGTACATATTGGACAAAATCTTAAAGAGGCGGCGCGGGGTGCCGTCGGCTTTAGCGACAATCTTGCTACGTAGCCTGGCCTTGTCTTCCAGTTCCGGCATAGTGGCGAGGGCGATGGCGTCCAAATCGTCGCTGCTCACGGTGTCGCCCAAGTCCCAGTGAAGGGTGGCGCGGCTGTACAGTTGCTCCAGCTCGCCGTGGCGACCTTTCAGGTTGGTCAACAGTCGAGGCGTGCCCACCAGCACCAAGCCGATGCCGGCCAAATCGTGCAGGCGGCGCAGCAGCTCCAGTGAGCGGGTAGACAGATTCTCGGCTTCGTCTACTACCAATAGGCGGCCGCTGCTTTGCAGCTTCTTGATCACCGCTTCGTTGATGTCGTTGGTACTGCCGCGTAGTTCCACACCGATTTTGCGGGCAATGGTGCGAATGAGGGCGCTGGGTGTGAGGGTGGTGAGCGTTTCAATCAGCACTACTTCCGGATTACGCTTGGCAAAAATATGCAGGCCGGTGGTTTTCCCCACGCCGGGGCGGCCGTAAATCACACCGTTTTGGCACTCCTCGTAGGCGGTCTCCAGCAACGCGGTAATGGTCTGCACAACGTTGGTTTCAATGATTTTCTCCGCCAATTTCGGCTTTTTCAGGCGCTTAGCTTCGCGTTTCAGGTAGGCGGCGACGAGGTCGTCCAGCTCCTCAACGTTGCCGGGATACTTGCCCTGCAGGTATTGGTTGATCATGGCCTTGGATTTGCCCAGGCTCTTGGCTACTTGGTTCTGCGATACCTTGTAGCGGTTCATGTGATTCTGTAATTTCTCTGCATAACTCATGTTTAAACCCCTGTTAAATACCCTTTATGGGTCGTTTTACTGTTAAAAATACCTAAATCCGTCATTTTTCTTGCCATGCGTACCGGTGGCCGGTACTTCTTCGTACTCCACCTCTTCCAGCACTTCCGGCTGCGCCAGCTTCCGCCTTGGCGCCAGTGCCTTGATGTTGGCTTGCACATCCACCACCCCGCGCCGTTCGGCTTCCACCTCGGCCAGTTGATTTTTGAGGCGTTTGGCGCGATTGTCGGCACGTTTCTTGGCGTGCAGGGAGCGTACCGAGTCCACATCAAAGGCGGGATGTTTGTTGCCGTTGAGCTCGGCGCGGCAGATGTAGTGGCCGTCCACGTCGTACACCTTCACGCTCGAGGCATCGTCCAAATCGTAGGACACCCGCACCTTTTTGCCGTGGTAGGCGGCCAAATCGTGGCTAAAATATTGGAAATTCAGCATATCCAGCCAACCGTTGCGTATCGTGCGCTCCACTTCCGGCCTAAACAGCGTATCCAGCTCCATATGGCTCAACATTTCGATGTGCAGGTCGTCTTTTGCCATCAGCGCGATGCGGTGTTGGCGGTATTCGGCTGGGCTGTAGCGCCGGCCGTCGGCCTTTTTCGGCAATTCGGAGTGCGGCCGCTTGTTGTATTTGTCGATGGTGGCGGCCACGTCGGCGATAAACTGATTCCAAGTGGGCAGTTTCTGCCGGTAGCGGCGCTGCTCGGTAGTCAGCTCCTTGCCCTTGCGCTCGGCTTTGATGGCCGATTCCAGCTTGCGGTACACCGTGTTTTTGGTGGTTTCATCCATCCCGGTGCCGACAAAGGTGTCGTAACTGCGTGCCAGCCGTACCAAGTTGTCTTTCCACCACCGTTCGATGATGCCGCGCCCCTGCGGGTGGCTCGGGATACCGGTTACGTGGTGGATGGCGAGCCTTGCGGCGATACCGGTTATTTCGTGGTCGATGGTTTTACCCGTCTGCCCCGCACCGTTGTCGGAGTAGTAAATCAGCGGCAAACCAAAGTGCTTCATGCCGATGCGCAAGGCGTCGCAAACCGCGATACAGGACTCGGCAAAACTCACCGAAAAGCCCATAACCATGCGTGTGCAGCCATCCAAGACCACCGTTACCTCCGGCTTAAACGGGCTGCCGTGCACCGGGTGCTGTACTTTGGCCTTAAATGAGTGGCCGTCGCCGATCCACACATCGTTCGGCTCCAATACATCCCAATCGCGCTTCTCGTGCGGCAGGATTTTGGTGTAGGCCGGGCCCGTTTTACGACCGCGCTGGCGCATGATTTCAGGCAATTTGTTCCACACGCGCTTCACGGCGTCATAACTTGGCAGGGTATAGGCCGGGGCGGGCTGGTTGCCGTACCACTCGGCAAAATCCTGATAACTGTGTGCCAGCGGCGGGTTTTGCGGGCGGCAGTGGATCGCCAAAAAGTCGCCCAGCCAGATATGTGCCTCAATCGGCAGCTCCTGTTTACCCTTTCCCGGAGCCAGTGCCACCAGCCGCTCGTTCGGGCTGCCTGCCTTTTTATAGGCGGCCACCCATCCGGCCAGCGAGCGTTGCCCGATTTTTGAGGCTCCACCGCTTTTGTTGTTGGCAATCGGCACCAGTTTCATCATGGCTTCGTTTAGCGTGCCCAACTCAATCTGCTCTACCATCAGCGCCACGGCTTTATGCACCGGCATACCGTTCGTACGGTGGATATGCAGCACTTCGGCCACTAAAGACATTCGGGCATGGGCACAGGCTATCTGTTTTTGGTTGTAGCCTTTAATAACAGTGTCCAAAGGCAAGCCGGCTTGGGATGGGCGCAGAATAGCTGGCTTAGATTGCTTTTTCTCCTGCACAGGGGGCTTGGCCGTGGACTTGGCCAGCATCCCCATCAGGTGTTTTTCAGCGATGGCGTCTTGGATTTCCTGCGATAGGGCGGCTACTTGGTACTCAAAACCACCACCTTTCCCGAATCGTCTGCGGCAAGGCCAAGATTCGCGCTTGGCTTTCTCAATGATGTTTTTCGCAGTACCTGGCAACCCGCGAATCTGTAAAGAGGCCAGCTCAGCGGCATTTAGATACTCACTCATCATCGTCTCCAAACCCTAGCTCCGGGGTCTCTGCCTTTTTGACGTTTTCGCGGTGGTAGGCGAGCAAGGCCAGTACACCGGTCAGGGCTTCGATGGTCTCATCCACACCGCTGCCGTCTTCGTGCCATTTAGCCAATAGGGCGATGGCTTCCGCTGTTTGGCTCTGTACTTTGGCAATATCAGCGGTAGAGCCTTTGCGGCCGCGTGGGATTTCAATGACTACCCGGTCGCCATGCAGCACGCTCAAGTACTCGCTGATGTATCGGCTGCCAGTTAAAGCCTCAAACTGGGCTATCCGGTTAAGTGGCATGGTGTTTTCGAGCAGCCAGCGGTAGTACGTTTTGAGCTCCACGCCCATCAGGTCGGCCATTACCTTGGATGGCAGCCTGCGCTCTTTAGCATGGTGCTTGGCCAGCTCGATGGCATGGTCGAGCGAGGTGGCTTTGGGCTGTTTTTTGCTGTTTCTCATGGTGCTGCCTACTAACTCTGACTGTCTTATTTGCAAAAACTACTTTTTTGTCCGTTACCGTTATCGGTATAGTAAATTCTTGGTATTCCAAGCTGTTTTAACAGCGTTTTCCTGCAGTTAGACAATGCCGCTAGTTCCATTTTGTTTAGTTTTCTCATGGCTCGAACCCTCATTTTGGGAATTTAAGTGCGTGATTTTTCCGTTTTTGTTCCGTACAATGCGTTTAAGCATTAACTGTACGGTGTAGCACCGGCTGGAAATTGCGAGCCGCATACCGTTGCGGCCAAATCTGCTCAGGCCTCATACCTAGGGCATCGGCAATGACCTGTTCGCTTTTCGGATAAGGTTTGACTAGGGCACTGTAAAGCGTGGTCGGGTGCACATTGACTTGTGCGGCCAGTGCGCGGATAGACCAACCCTGTTTTTTCAGTGCAGCGATGATGTCTGCACGATGCCAATCCAAAGATTCCGGAGCTACCTTTTCAGCTATATTTTTTTTCATTTTGAATACCTATGTTTTGTCAGTTGGGGAACTGCCTCGATGTAGGTATTGTCCCGTAAAAGTTTAATTTATGCAACCGTAAAAGTACAAAATATTTATATTTTTCGGATAATTTTGCTTATACGGCTGATTTTATGGATTATTTTATTGTTCTTTTACGGGGAATATCCGTTAAGGTGAAAGGTAAAAGATATGGAGCAAAACTTTTACGCTGATTCAGATGGTTTCTGTGACCGAATACGTGAAGTCGTCAGTATCATCGGGAACTCTAATATTGCTGCTAAAAAAATAGGAGTCACCACCTCTTCCGTCGCAAGATGGATAAAGGGCGAGTCCGATCCATCTAGAACCAATCTAATCAAAATTGCAGAAGCAGCTAAAGTAGAGGTCAATTGGCTTGCAACCGGGCAAGGCCCTATGTTTGCCTCGGCTGCTACCCGTTTAAATGAACCTCAGGCGTCCTATAACGTTTCCGAGCAAGACGAAGGCCGCCGGCTGCTGCAACAGCGGCTGGCTGAAACGCAAAATACATTGAACAATATTAGAAAAGCCGAGCGTGGAGAACCGACCGGAGAAGGCTGTGCCTTTGATGTGAAAGGCAGACCTGTTGATATAGATGAGTTTGTATTTATCCCGTTATATGACGTGGCTTTATCAGCCGGGCATGGTACATGGGCAGATGATATACCGCCAAAATCTACCTTGGCTTTCCGGCGCGACTGGTTGGAAGCATTTGTTACAACAGATTTTAATACCTTATCTGTAGTTATGGTTAAGGGTGACAGCATGGCCGGTGTCCTAAACGACAAAGATGCCATCCTCGTCGATCACAGCCGCACCGAGGCTAGTGACGGCCTGTATGCCCTCCGGATCGGCAACGAAATCTTTATAAAACGTGTACAGCGCTTGCCTCATGCCCTGCGAATTACCAGCGCGAACCCTGAATATGATCCATTTGAAGTACCCCTTCAGAATGGCGACAGCAGTGATAACAGTGTCAGCATCATCGGCAAGGTGGTATGGCTAGGTCGCGCCCTTTAACCGGCGTTTAACACCCGGTTAAACCCTGTCCATTTTTTCCGTTTTTTTGCCCACCCCCATCCATTCCCTGACCATTCTGCACCAAAATTCTGCCCATTTTTGACCAGTTTTTGGAAAAATAAAGCGCCACGGTTTCCGGACAAGGAAATGGCCGTAATCCCCGTCATTAAAGGATTGCGGCCATTTTTTTGTTTCCTACCTTCCGATGCAAAATATATTACTCCCCCAGTTTCAGCACCTACTTGTTCGCCCCCATCACTTCACGTACGTTGGCGCTTCGGCAGTGGAAATACTTGCCGCTGGCCTTGTTTGGCATGTGGTTTTCTGTTGACGGCATCTACTGGCTGTATTGGTCGTGGCGCGATCCGGTAGCACTCGAAATGATGCGCAGCGGCAATGCCCCCGCATCCGCCTGCCTGTATGCCCTATGTGCCATGATTTGGCTGTACGACGGCACCCTGCGCGAAATATTACGCTTGAAGAAGTAA